GCTGACTGGCAAGGTGACACAACTTCTGGAAATGCTAACCTATCTAAGTATGATGGTTTAAATAAAATCATAGCTGCTGCTACTGCTGTTAATGGTAATCCAACTGGAATTACTGTTGCTACTGGTCTGACTAACGCTAATATTATTGGTGTTCTTACTGGAATGGCTGAGTTAATGCCAGAAGATATCATGGATGCAGACGATTTAAAATTGTTTGTAGGAATGGATTCTTTTTTAAAGTACCAAAAAGCTATAGCAGATGGTAACTATTTCCATTATGTTGTAGATGGTGGTTTTACTTCTGAGCTTCCATTAATTGGATTCCCTAATGTTACTGTTTGTGCTACTCCAGGTCTTACAGGTTTAGCTGGTGGTGAGTCTTATTTAATGAGATCGTCTAACATCTATGTAGGTGTTGATTTACCAGGTGAAGAGTCTAACGATGTTAGAAGTTGGTACGATGACAATGACAGAATTTATAAAGTTACTATGGCTTTTAGAAGAGGTGTGAATGTTGCATTTCCTGACCAAGTTGTAGAATTTATATTAGCTTAAATTTAATGGGGGTGTAAAAACCCCCTTATATAATAACTGTTAGCTGAAACGCTAACTAACTGAAAATTAAATAGATATGTCATGTATATTAAGTAATGGACAAGCTAGAGATTGCTCAGATAGCTTAGGCGGTATAGTAGAAGTCTTAATCTCTGAAAGAGATAATATTACTGCTACAACTTTAGCTAATGGAGAAATTACAGCAATTACTCAAAGTGGAGCAACTAACTTTTATAGATATGAGTTAAAGAAAGAGTCAGGTAGTTTAACATCTACAGCAACTGTAGACCAGGCTGGTGGGACTTCTTTTTATGATAATGTAGTAGCTTTTACTATAAATAAAATGAGTGCTACTAAATCAAACTCTTTAAAAATGTTAATGTTAGCAAGACTTTTTGTAATTGTAAAAGATAACAATAATGTTTATTGGGCTTTAGGAAATGATAATTTTGCAGAAGGTTCGTCTTTAGTTGGACAAACTGGGCAGGCTTACGGAGATCCTAACCAATATCAAATAGAATTAATGGATAAGAGTCAACTACCTTGTTATGGGGTTGAGGCATCTGTAATAGCTGGATTAACAATTAGTGCTTAATTGTTCTTTGTTGTATAAATTAGGGGGTGGGTTAAACTGTCCCCTTTTTTTAGTAAATTTGAAACTATGTTAAAAAAACAATATATAGGTAAAACAATTCACTTAAAACATTTTAAAGTTTTAGTGAGTGAAGAAAACATCCCAACACTAAAGAAATTAAATGTTGATTGGGTTTTTGAAACAAAGAAAAAAAAGAAAAATGATAGTGATAAATAAGAATACTACAACTAATTTTGTAGCTACCTTATTTGAACTTAGTCAACTAACAGATCCAAATTATTTATTTGAGTTTGAGAGTGACCAGACTAAGACTAAATACTATACTATCATTGCAGACATAAGCACTAATAAATTAAGATATAACGAATTTAACTTTATAGAGGGAACAAATAATCCAACAAGTGGGAGTCTAGATTTAGGTTCACCAGGATTTTACAACTATAAAGTATTTGAACAAAACAGCATAACAAACCTAGATCCAACAGGACTAAACGAAGTAGAGCAAGGTAAAATGAAATTAATAGATTCAACATATCAACCGTCATTTACTCAACATTCAGTTTCACCAACTACAAACGTAGTATATAATCCAGGACAATGAGCGTAAAACTAATTCCGTTAAATTTTGGAGGGTATGAATTACCTGAGTTCAAAGAATCTAAAAAAGGGGACTGGTATGAATACGGAACAGAGCGACCATATAAAAACATTTATCCTGACTACCTAACTAAACTATACAACGAATCTAGTAAACACAACCAAATTATTAATAGTAAGGTTAAGTTTATAACTGGTCAAGGATTTGTCATAGATGAAAAATTAACATTTACTGAAAAGGCTTATGTAAATGGCTTTATTAGAATGCCTAACGATGACGAAAGTCTAGACGATTTAATAGGTAAACTAGCCAAAGATAAAAAGGTTTATGGTGGTTTTTGTTTACAGGTTAGAATGTCTAAGAATAATAAAATTGCAGCTATAAACCATATAGATTTTGCCGATGTTAGAAGAGGGGTTGATAATGACTTGTATTATTATACAGAGGATTGGTCCGCTAGAAATCCTAAAAACAATGAGGATTTTAAAATATTACAGCAGTTTCCTTATGATGACTCTGCTAGTGCTGAAACAGATTATGTTATCTACTACAAAGAATACAGACCAGATTTAGGAGCTTACCCTTTACCTGACTATGTTTCTGCTATACCTTATTTAGAGTCTGACGCTGAGATAGCTAATTTTACTTTACAGAATATAAAGAATAATCTTTCTGCTGGCTATGTAATTTCCTTTAATAATGGTCAACCAAATGAGGAAGAGATGAGAGAGATAGAGCGTAGGTTTAAAGACTATGCTACAGGTTCTGACAATGCTGGTAAACCATTACTATCATTTACAGACCAAGCCTCTGACCATCCACAAATAACACCTATTCCAGTTAACGGTCAAGATGAAAGGTTTATTAATTTAAACAACCAAATAAGGGAAGAGATATTCACAGCACATGGAATAACTAGTCCACAACTTTTTGGCATCAAAGACAATAACTCATCAATGGGCAATAATGCCGATGAGATTGTGGTAGCTAGTCAACTATATCAAAATCTACAAATTGATCCAGAACAAAAAGTATTTAACGAATTAGTAAATTCTATTCTTAACTACAATGGTGTTAATGGAAATCCTGTAAGAATACAAAAGATAGAGCCAGTACAAAGATACTTTAGTGAAACAGCTATTCTAGGTGCTATGACTCAAAACGAGTTAAGAGAGAAAATCGGATTACCACAAAGCGAAGTTGAGACAAACAAAGTAGCAGAAGCTATTGGAATATTAAGTCCATTAGTAGCGACTAAGGTTCTAGACAATATGACTATTGAAGAGATTAGAGAATTGATAGGTTTAAAAGGTACAATAACTAGAACAACAGAAAGTCTTAAAAAAGAATTTACAGACGTAGAGGATGAAATTTTATTTAATCAACTAGAAGCTACTGGATTAAATATAGAAGATATAGAAACAGTTCAATCATTTGTAAAACCTATTACAAGCCTAGAGGATGCAAAGAAATTTGAAACAGAGCTTTTAAAGGATTATAAATTTGCTATTGATAGAGTTTTAACAGGAGTTGAAAAAAGTATCTTAGACCTTCTTATAGACAATCCTGATATGCCTATAACTGAAATAGCTGAGGCTTTACAAATACAACAGGCTGAAGTTAATAATTTAATAGGTGAATTACAGAATGCTGGTGCTTTAGATAAGGATTTTAAACCTACTAAAGACGCTAAAGAAAGTATTCAAAAGCCAGAGGATGAAACATTTATAGTTTATAAGTATTCTGAAAGACCAGACGCTCCTAGAGTACAAACACAAAGTAGACCATTTTGCATAAGAATGATGGCTTTGTCTAGGACTAAGAGATATACTTTGCAACAATTAGAATTGTTAACTAATGATTTTGGACAGTCTGGAATTGATATATTTACAAAGCGTGGTGGATGGTATAACAACCCAAACACTGGTAGGACTACTCCATATTGTAGACATATTTGGGAAATGCAAATAGTACGTAAAAAGAAATGAAGTTAAGTAGTTATCAAATATTGAAGGCTAGAAAGGTAGCTGCTGAGACAGAGGCTCAAATGGTATTAGATGACTTAGAGGCTGTAGTGTTACAACCTTATAGCAGTAGAGCTAAAAATGTTAGAAACGAAATTAAAATTAAAAATGATATATAATGGCGGTTTTATTTATATCTGAACAATACGTAAAAAACACTACACTCATTGATGAGAATGTAGATGTTAGATTAATACTTCCTAGTATTAAGGACTGTCAGGAGTTAAGAATACACCCAATATTAGGGACTCCATTTTATGAAGATTTAAAAGCTAAGATAACTGCTGGAACTTTAAATAGTGATGAGGTTAATTTACTAGATACTCTAATTGCTCCAGCTATGGCTCAATGGACCATGTATGAGTGCAGTACATCAATGTTATTTAAGTATAGAAACAAATCCGTTAGCACTAAAACAAGTGAGAATAGTAACCCTATTAGCTACCAAGATTTACAATATCTTAGAGACGAATGGAAGAACAAAGCAGAAGAAAGAGAAGCTAGACTAATAAATTACTTATGTGATAATGATAATCTATTCCCTAAGTACAAAGAAACTAGCGACGATTTGCACCCTAGAAAAACAGCTTACCAAACTAGTTTTTATTTAGGTCGTGGAAGTTCTAATTTTTGTTGGAGAGATGAGTATAGAAATAGTGAAAAATGATATTGACTTATAATCAAATATTAAAAGAGTTTAAAACTTTTGCTACTAACCATAAGCAAATACAGAATTTTGGTA